GAATGGTTAGATGATGAAAAAGCAACAGAGCAGCCTGCGCCGCCCTGCATGTGTTTTTGTTTTACGTGTATATGTCCTAAATTACCTGACACGGCGAGCTTGAATTGATCCCCCTCCCGTTGAATTAGAAGCAGACGCATAATATGTGTTTAAATAAACCGTAGTCGGACTAGCAATGGATATTCTTGTAAGTGGTGTCATAATTCCACACCCATTTCCTAGACTTCCCACAGCTAATTGTATACTTCCATATAAACTTGGGTCAGGTGGAGAGCCACCATTAGTGGTGTTTACCCATCCGATTAAAGCTGTACCTGCTGCGGTTTGAGTACCAATATATACATAACCATACACATCCCAATCACCGGCTGTTAAGCTAATAGATGTTACATTAGTGTTCGAGTTTGCTGTAAATGTAACCGCAGACGCAACAGGAATAATGCTTGATACAAACTCACCAACTTTTCCCGCAGCAGCATTATCATTAGTGGTTGTTCCAACAATACCACCTGTTGTTGGCGAGAAAGTGATAGAGCTAGTTATAAATGCTGGTAGGGTAGAGCTTATAGAAGGAACTCCGCTAGAGTTTGTGACTAAAACACCGCTATTGGCAGTCGCTAATGCACTTACCGCGGTACCCGTCGTAGCATAGTATGCTAAATCATATTGTGTGCCCGAATTAACTGTTCCTGAGCCTTCTCCACCATTAAACGCATATTCACAATTCCAACCTGCGGCTGTAGTGACACCTGTATTAACGCAAGTTAAGTAGGCGGTTGTCCCCGCTGCCATCACTTGAATGTTATTAGCACCTGATGATTGAATCGTCACATTACCAGTAGAGTTATTAACTATATAGAATGGGAATCCATCATATAAAGTTGAAGTCACAGGCATTAAAACCGTTTGAGTGGTGGTGCCAGTAAAGAATTGCGCATAGGTACTACCGACTGTTAATGTCGTAGTTGAAGCCGCTGTCGCAGTCGTCGTGTAGGCAGGTAAGAAATTATTAGCTGATAAATTTTTGTTTGCATCCCATCCTGCAAATGCGGTTGCAGCCGGAACGGTCGTAACAGAAGTCACCCCTGTACCACCGTAACCTGTTACTAATGTTCCGGTCAATGTTAAAGTAGCACTTGAACCACTAGTAGTTAAGCCAGTAGCACCACCAGTAATAGTGATTGCACCCGAGCTTACCGTTGCTGAACCTGCATCACCTGTAATAGAAGCGAGCGATCCAGCCGTTGTGGCTAACGTACCAGAGGTTGGGAATGTGACGTTTGTGTCAGCCGTTAGGGTGCCAATAAAAGCATGAGCACCAGAAAATGTAACTGCTCCGCCTGTTGTTAATGCGCCACCTAATGATAGTGCAAAGGCTCCCCACGTTGGTGCGGTGCTAGATCCTGATAATAGGGGTAGCCCAGCAGTTGCAGTACCTGCAAGAATGGCACCAGCACTTGCAGTACTATAAAATATACCGCCATTGGATGCAGTTAAGTTTGCATTGGTACCACCTTGGGATAATGCTAATGGCAATGTAATGGCTGATTCAACAATATATTCAGCATTCCAAGAAGCTGCGGTTGTGCCTGATGTTAAAATACAGGTTAACAATAACGTTGTATTAGCCGCCATGACAGTAATGCTATTAGCGCCAGATGATTCGACGGTCACCGCACCACTAGAATTATTTACAATTTTATATTGCTGACCTAACGCTAAGGTTGAAGTCACAGGCATCTTTACGGTTTGCGTAGTTGATCCAGTAAAGAATTGCAAATAAGTACTTGCTACGGTTAATGTCGTAAGTGCTGCCGCAGTTGCAGTCGTTGTATAACCATTTATAAAACTATTAGCAGATAAATTACTGCTAGCATCCCACCCAGCGAATGACGAAGCAGTCGGGGAGGCAGTATAGCCAAGTGTTGTTTGCATGGCTGAGGTAGTGCTATCAGCCAGCAATGACACCGCTAATGCAGTAATGGTTCCCGCCGTGATTATGCTAGAGTTGTTAGAATAAATATAATTATTGGCACCTAAAGTTAACATACCAATAGCACTTAGATTTGGATAAGCTGCAATGATTTGTGCAATCGTACTTTGCACTTCATTAAAACTATTTGCTGCATCCCCTACATAAAGAATGTCCGCTGTCGTTGGCACTGACTTTGCAGGGAACTGATATAAACGTTCATTAGCCATGATGAAACTCCTTAAGAAAATCCATTTTCAAAAGTTAATAAGCTTTCGCTATCACAAATGTATTTCGTGATGTCACAACAAATTTGCCACGAGATGTAATCACACGATCAAAACCGGCTGGCACTTCTTCTTGAGCAAAGACCATATTTTGAATCGGTAACATATAACTCAAGAGATGTTGTAAATAGTGCATACCATATCCTTATGGTGCATTGTTTAGTTGATTAATAGCCATCCAAACTAAACCGGTCGCTGTGGTAGTTCTTGTCGTTCCATTAACAGTACCGCTTGATAAAATACGTTGCGCACCCAATATATAAGTTTGGCCAGATAATACGGCTGGCAGCCATTGCGCTTGGCCTTTATTGTTTTCCCATACAATATCCCCCGACGCACCAGAGACATAAACATAGGCAGCTAAAAGAGTTAAACCATTCGAGGTGAAATAGGTATCATTTGTTACAGCATCGCTATAACTTGGCGGAAAGCCCCACGTAATCATATAACAACTCCCTGTCGTTAATTGATATTTAGATAGACCGTCTCATACGGTCGATCACTTATCATATCGCCATCTAAGGCGAGTGTCATCGTCTGAAATGCGTCCACTCCGTGCGACGCCCAATTGTGTACCGGACGATTCTTGTATGTTCCCATTTTATCATCAAATTCTTTGGAATAACTCGATAGGCAATCGATTAATCGCTGGGTATTTTCCTTGTTGAAATCGCAGACATATAACTTGCGACGCATCGCCTCGATAGCATTTTCCTTGCTGGTAGGACGAGGCACCACAAAAGCGCTCTCCCCCATCTCTTGCATGAAATCGATCGTATTTTTGCCCGTATTAAAGTCACGCTTTTGGCCATCATGCGGCACAAAATGATCCTTAAAGGGTAGGTTGTAGCGCGCGCAGAAGCGCCTGATTTCCGTCACGTAGAAGGCCAAATCCCTATTATTCGCCTCTATATAGCCAATAATGGCTGGGCGCAGGTAGTTATCTATCCTTCTAACCTGGAATAGCACTATTGCTGTACAGTCATTTATCCCGATATCAAAGGCTGAATAAACATTAGCACCAGGCACAATCAGCTCAGGTATGCGTTTATCATTATCAAATATGTTTTTAATCGCATGGGCAAAGTACTTCGTTTCTTGGTTGATCTGCACGACCCCGTAGTACTCTTGCTGAATGAGGTATTCAGGCATACCCGCACGCCTATCCTCTTCGATCATTTCATCCGTAATGTATCGATTGCCGTTTTCATCGACCAAATTAACAATGCTATCCACTCGGCAGTACCACAGCGGATCGTCTTTGTTATTTTCGATCATCTGATAAAAATGGTTCATACCATCAAAGGTAGATTGTCCAATCAGCCAACCATTATTTTGACGTAGCACCGGCAGCATAATGTAGAACACGCGAGGATCTTGGAAGGCGAACTCAGCAAATACAATGCCGCGGGGATTAGTACCCCTCAGCTTATTCACATCAATGTCCGATCCCACAATCCAAATGATAGAGCCATTAGCTAGCTTGACCTTCATCTCTTGATTATTTTTAGCAATAATCAGGCGAGTGGGAATCATGTCTAGGAATTTAATACTCTTGCCATCAGGCATTAATATCGCGCCATCCCAAAGTACCGCTCGTGCCCTAACGTTAGTAGGGTAAACCATCATGTAAAGCCCTGGGCTTTCTATGGCAGCCATGAGGGTGATATTCCACGACTCTACCTCCTTCCCTGATCGCCGCGGGCGCTCCAATAAAACACGCTTCTTGCCATGAATAAACATTTCTATAGCAAGTTCAGTTTGATATAAACGGAAGGGAATAAATGGGAGGGTAAAGACATACCCATCGCTAAAAGTCATAAAAAGATTGGCTTTTTCGTCACGCCTTAAATCGTAACGAGAGGCCATTATATTGTCTATGTTTTGCCCTACTCTGTCCAGTATCGATCCAATATTGCGCAACATGGTCATGTTTCAAGTTCCATGTGAAACATTAATACTTAATCACTCTCGTCACTATCATACTCGGCTGGATCACATTAAATGGATTTTGAGCAGAGGTATTGTTGCCGGTTGTTGTATCAGCACCAATGACTGTACCCGCACCCGTCGCTGCGTTCGTACCACCGCTAGCGCCTATCACCATAAAATTAAACCCACCCGTTCCCGATGGATGAGTATGGTGTACCAACTCATCAGTCGTCATAGTATGCGCTTCTTCACCACCCGTATTACCTGTGGCATTGCCAATGGTTGCGGTTCCACTACCACCAGAACCCATCGATACTCGGCGACGCGAATCAGGAATATTAAATGTTGTCGTGCCATTACCTGAACCCCATGTCGTTCCAATCACAGCAAATAAGGCTGCATAGGTTGCTCGACTCACCGCACTACCATCACACAATAAGAAACCAGTTGGTGCAGAAGTTCCAGCATAATCAATCATCATGCCAGGCTCAAATAATTGAAGCTGCAATTGCGTTTGAAGGAATGGAATCAGATTAGCTAAAAAAGCCTGCACTGTGGTAGGGGTTGAAGTGACTGCATCATAATATCCTACCAACCTTGCACCATCGACGCCCGAGGTATTAGCCGCTAATAATGATTGCAACGCACTTGCGCTTGGAATCGTCGAGATTAAAGCCGCCACCACCCCAGTACTACTTCCCATCCATACATAATTCTGTGGGAGCGTTGGCAAGCCAGTAGCTGCATTAGGTAAATTGATATTTGTCGGAGGCAAATAAGTGTTAATGACATACGATAAGTTGCGTTGTAACGCATAGTTTTGATTCTGTTGACATAACAATAGCAACCTATCAAGCGCAGCATCTAAATTTGCACCATTGAAATTCTGCGCATTAGAGAAATTAGTTGTTAAGCTCGCGCCTACTTGGCGATTGATTGTGAGATAGTACCCAGTGGTTGGCGTAAACAATAAAGTTATATAGCCACCCGTCGTCGGATCAGCATTAAAAGTCACCGTATAGTCTGTACTGAGTTGTAATATATCCGAAGCAGGAACAGGTTGCGCCGTAGATGCCTGATAAAATACTTGAATATCAGTATTGAGCGGCGCATAAAATGCAAACGTATATTGTGTTTGCGATGAATTAGCGGTGTATTGAACAATCGTCTGCTGTTGTGGTATCGCTGGCATGGCAAATATCCTTATCGGCCAAAAATGTGTGTCTGTCCTGGTTCTAAATGACCCTTATCGCCCATCACTTCCCTCAATAGAGGCGAAAGAATCGGAGTCGTTTGTATTGGTATAACATAATTCATCGTATCTCTAAAGTGCTTGAGTGCTGCTTTCGGATTTAGATTAATAAGTGAGGCAGCCGTCGCAATAGCATTTCCCATCATACGTAATGAAGGTGATCCCAATAAACTCATAATCATGTCAGAATTTTGGTGCTTAGGATCTAGCACACCCGAGAACAATGCCAAACCGGGTGCCATCAACTCAATCAAAAACTTCTCAGCTTCTGCCACATTCATTTTACTAATGTCCGGCATCGTTTTACCCATGACTAGATTTTCAAACATCATGGCACCATACGCCAGAGGTATGCCTCCAATCATGGTTGCGGTTGCCCACGCTAACTTTTGCTGTGAAGCGTCAGCACTTCGGTAGCCCTGAATCAATACGCGATCAATGAATGAAAGTGTAAACATTTTGAATTGGGTTAGCTGCCTTAGTAAGACGCCAGCCGGTGTGCCAGGCTTAGTACCCCTCAAAAGAAACGCCCTTTCAAATTCGGTCGGATTTAAAACCATGTTCTCGGTAGCTATTTGGGACATAGCATGTACACGCCTGTACAAATCATTTCTTACCTCATGAAGCGGTCTATCTTTCTTACCAGCTTCGTAAAATTCTTTTATCTCTTTTTCAGATAAGGCATTAACATTATCAACGGTTAACAATCCTCTTTTGGTTTTACCGCGAAGTAACTCCCACTCTTCCGGCTCCATAAACTTTTTCCACCAATTTTGCGTGGCGAGTGGCAAATCTTTAAATTGTCTACGCGCAAACCGCCCTAAGCCTTTGCTCACTAAATAAAGGCCACTCATTTTGTTACCTTTATCAAAACTGTGTAAGAGATTTTTTTTGAAAAACCATGTTGAAACCTTGTTTAATACTTCACTTCCATTGCTTGCCTCAGTCACCCGACCAAGAAAACCAATGTTATCTCTAAACATGGCGCTATAAGCTTTAGCTAAATACTTTCTTTCCTCAGACGGGTAAAGATCAAATATATGTTTGAGATGCGTACCCCATGCAGAAAAGTAGTTATAACCATGATTCATGGCAAATGTAGCCATGTTGTTTATATCAGGTAAACTTTTAGCAGCTACCAAGGGTAAACGAGCCATTGCAGTAATAGATCTAGCATTAGCATCATAAGCCGCCAACGTTGGACTGACAGCGGTTTTATTACCACCAATCACTTCGCTAAAATACAAGTCTGCATTTTCATACCAGGTTTGCCATTTTGGATTAGACTCTATCTGAGTCTTTTTTAAATCAAGATAGGCTGCATGAGGCGAGTCACCCAATATTCTAGCAACACCAATCTTATTAGAAGAGGTTTGTATGTCCATTAACATGGCGCTAAACAAATTACCTTGGCCATATTCCTTGTTGTACTCTACAAAATCTCTCATACTCTTTGGCTGTAAGCGCCGACGAGACTTATTTTGAATGGCCACACGATCATTTACCACCACCGAGCGTGTCATAATGTCACTTGACCCTGTTGTGATATTGTCGTACATACCACCAATAATCTCGTTGAGTCTGGCCTCATCCACATTGCCTTCTAAATCCACGGCATCAGAATGGATTAGATCAAACCTTTTTTTAATCGTCTCAATCCATTTGTTTTTTCCAGCGTCAGCATTGTATTTGTTTTTAGATTTCGCCTCTTCAATAGCGCTACGTCCACCTAATATAATCTTGTTGGAGTTATGAATATTTCTAAAAGAGCGATCTTCATTGATATGATCAAATGGCATCGCATTAGAAGTAATTAATTTTGCATTACGCTCAGGGAAATATATATCCTTAAGTAGTTTAGCGATCTCGTTAGCTTCTTTGCTGTCAACTTTTTTACCATCAAATGCGTCAGCAATTAATAAGTCACTATCCCCGGTGCTAAAAAAAGCAACCTGTTCCGTGGTAAGTCTAGGGAAAACCACTTCTTCAAGTTCTTGTTTGGCTGCCGACTGTGCTGCCGCAATATTATCTGATTGATTCTCAGCGCGTTTGATAGAGATGTTTTTTAAGTTAGCGCTTTTTGTTTTTATTTTTTCTGCCAAATATCCTATCTTGGTGGCATTATTGGCTGCTGTCATTACTGACTCAAAATAAGACTTTAACCTTTCGTTGTTTATTTCATCCATAGCCTTTTTAAACGCCCCCATGTTGCTCACATTGGGATATTCTTCGGCCTTTTTAAAAACCTCAAGTACATATTCGCGTAGCTCTTCGCCGCTAAAATCCTTAAGACCCCGCAGCGCTTCGTCGATACACTCTTTGCTAATCTTCCCTTTAGCCATTGCTAGATCCTAGTACGCAGTTAATAAGGTTTTTAAATATTCCTTCCGACCCTTTGAACTCGTTAAACTTTTCTTTAGCTTTGCTATACTCTTCTTTTGTGAATTTTCCTGTTTTTTGTTCGACCACCCTGTCTTGCTCGGCAATGATCACATCTGCATCAGCCGGTACTTGATGCGCCTCTTTAACTTGTTCAATACTTTTACTAGGTTCATGTAATTCATTAATACGAGGTTTTGTACGCGCTTCGAGGTATCCTTGAACCTTACTAACGTCCGCCATCTTTCCTAAGTTTGAATCAGCAATATCGAGCATCATTTTGGCTAGATCACGATAGGCTTTTTGTTCGTTTATCTTTTCCTCTAACTGAACGCGATCTAATAATGTTTTCGCAGGGTGCCAAACTTCGGCTAAGTCTTGCAATCGATTATATGAATCTGACTTTTTAAAATCAGGTTTTAATTTTTTATTTTCGATCAAATCTTCATGTATTGCTTTAAGCTCTTCAACGGGTGTTTTTAAAGGTTTTAAATTGGCGCGCATCTCTTCTAGTTTTTTATTATTCGCTTTCATTTCCCTTGAAAATTTCGCATTGCCGGTTTGTTCATATTGATTAAACAATTGCTTATTCTTTGCCTCTAGCGCCTCTATGCGTGATTCTTGAGAAAGCCTTTCTTTTATTGCTGATGGAATAGCAAATGGCAATTGACTCTCTCTACCATGTTCTTTGGCTATTTTATAAAGTGATTCTTGATCAAAATAAACCGATCCTTTTGGGATGCCAGTCTCGATATGATCAGCTAAAATAGAATCAGCCTTAGCAAGCACCTCGTCACTATTAGCTAATGCAGCATCTGCATACTCCACATAACCTCTCACGCCATCCAGCATCGCAGGATTATTGCGCATATCATCGATGCCTGCTTGGACTGTAAAATCAGTTAAGGCACCTTTGTGTTCATCGGGAATATGGTCAGCAACCAATTGATCGACCGTCGCTGATTGCAAATTATTAATTTGATCCCTATTCAATATTTCAAATTGAGCGGTATCATTTGCGTGATCAACCGCATGGCCTTTGTTCGCTAGAAACTTTGTTGATTTAGATTTTAATTTTTCCTCCGCCGCGGCACGACCTTCTGGCGATTGACGATAAGTCTCTAACTCTTTCCAGTAATCATAGGTATCTTTATTGATTAAGCCATCCGCTAAGGCCTGCTCTGCATCACCAGCTTCAATCGGCGCACTAGATGCTTTCCCACGCAAGCGATTAATATTGGCCTTAGCGATTCCCCATGCGAAGGGGATTGTGGAAATACCCATTCCAAAGATGCCCCCCATTCCCATTCCCTTGGCTATACCCAGAAAATCGTGTTGCTTTGTTTCAGCGTTAAAATTAGCGAGCACGGAATCAGGCAAAGCAACCCCAGCGCCTACAAAAAATCCCTTGGTTAACTCCTCTCCAAATAATCCCATTGAAAGTGTTTTCTTTGCCCCTTCCTTGCCAATTTCTGCTGGGATATATTTTGCTGCTGGTTCTGCCAGTAACGAAGTAATGGGTTTACGCATGAGTGCCGTCAAACCTTTAGGCGCAATATAACCGGCGGCTGATACCAATGGCTTCGCTAACAATCCAGCGCCTTCTCCTAATGCCCAGGTCAAAGGATTTAAAGCTTGTCCTACCAAATTGGCAGCTTCATTGGCTCCCCATTGCGTCCAGCCAACCTCTGGATTTTTATTCCCTCTATCAATAGCTTCTCTAGTGGCAGCCGCTGCTTTGCCACGTGGAGATTCGATATATTCATTGTTAAATGAATTGAGTGAGTCTTGCGCGGTAGTAAAGCCTTGAGAAAAGTTATTCCAAATAGAAGTCGAAGCCGCTGGTTTATGCGTCAAGTTATCAGAAATAAATTTCTCAGGTGACGCTAGAGATTCATCCCGCGTTAGCATTGCTCTCTCCTAATTGGAGGTTTTGCAATTCTTTTTCAACACCTAAAATCATTTGTTTTTTATTGAGTGGTTTAAATGCTTCGCTACTTTCCTTAATACGTTTCTTTCTAAGCTTTTCCATCTCAATAGCGGCATGGGCAACCAAATCACTAGTCAGCGGTGCTTTATAAGCAATATTACCGTTTGCATCTCGAGCTATTAAGTTATTAGTTGGTGTGACTGTCACGGTTAATGGTGCTGCACTTTGCAGTTGAGAAAACTCTGTTGGACTCGTTTTGCTACGCAAATATTCGTAGCCATTCTCAATGGCATATTGCGCCACATAATCCATTTGGGCTTTTTCTAAGTCAACTTGCTTTTTATTTACAATATAATTAGCGCCTGACATCGGTTCATAAGCTGAATTAATAAATTGCACAACTTGGCCAGTATTGTTAATCGACCCAAATATAGAGCCATCCTTACTCATGGAGAATTGGCCTTTCTTTTCAGAAATATATTTAGCGTAATTGACACCAGCTTCTATCAATTTTCCATTCAGCGCCACCGCCTCTTGGGGGTTTCGTTGGGCATTAATAAGTTTTATTGCACCTGTTATATTTGTATTAATAACATTCTTCAAATAGTCATCAGTAATTTGATCATTCGTTTTTAAATCAATTTCCTTGTAAGCTCTAGGTTGGTTAGCGGCAATAAAATCCATCTTCTCTTGATCGGTAACGCGCCCACCACCCATGCTAATGGTTTGCACAATCACTTTTTGCTTGGGATCTTTCATTTCCTCTGCCACATAAACTTGGTTTTGTAGAGAGTATTGATTTAAAACCCGTATAGCTTCTTGCGGATTAGCTCCTAAATTAAATGAACCTCTTACTGTTTCCACATCTTCTTTAGGTATAGGATGAACAGTTGGCCAGTGATGAGCCTCAGCAAAGGCGACTGACTTGTTCACATAATCATTTTTATTTTTAGCCATTTGCGCTTTGATATTGGCTATTTCATCCTTATTACTTGAATCAGTTTTTTGTAATTGATTCGATAGATAAGATTGCTTATCGGTATAGTCACGCACAATGCGACCACCAATAGCAGTCCGAGCCATTAACTTTTGTGAATTTCCTGATTTTAAATCGTTAATGTAACCCTTTAAGTTCTTCCGTTCTGCTACTGAGGCATAATCTGTTTTACCTTCCAACTCATTTAAGCGTGATTCTATTTTAGGAAGAGGCGCATTTGAATCAATTAAACCGTCAGCACGCCTCACACCATTATATTCAAGTTTCAATTGTTGACGCTGCAACGGCGTCAGATTCTCATAATCTTGAATGTTTGGCATCTGATGCGACTGCAAATCATTTTGCATCCCGGTAAATGTACGATCACTAGCATGGTAATTAATAGCCCAGGTACTATCTTGATCAGCAGGATAATTAATATTGCCTGTTTGGTTTGGATCGTAAGGATTAGCCATTACTGCATGTAAATTCTCAGCAGAGTGTTTATCAGTATTTTGGTAAAAGTCATGAACGTCTTTCGCCAAAGAAACTGCATCCGTCATTGATTCAATAGCTGCTTTACCTTGTAAAGGCGTCATAGCACCTGTACTAACAAGATTATCAATCTGCTTTACCATTGAATCTTTCAATGAATCGAATTTAGCTTGATCACCTGAAACAGCGGTTTGACGCAATGCACCTAATTGAAACTGCCAGTTTTTATAATGTTCGTACTCTGCCCCAATTTGCGCTTGATGAACTGTTTTTTTGACCGCTTCCAGCTCCACAGAATTAGTGGTCGTTCCTGCATATCGCTTAAGCTTCTGACGGTCACCTGCATTAACATAAGCGCTAGTTTGCACCTTATCCACGCTATCCCGCATGATTTCTGCATACTTTGTAGAATTAGCTGGATCGGTTGCGATAAGCGTTTGCGCGCTTAATTTAAGCTGATCAATGTTAGCCAACGAAGATAAATACATCGCATTGCTTTGCTCGCTCGCAATTTTCTCCGCCCCTTCCGCCGCCTTCTCAGCGATATTGCCCAATGTCTTAGCAAATGCTTCGTGGCCACTTGCGCCACTACTTACATTAACGGGTGAAAGGATAGGTTGAGATTCTTTTAATTGTGGCGTTTCAGCAGCCATGATTTCTACCCCGCTTTAGATGGTAATTTGGCATACACACTCGCCGCAGACGAAGCAGCACTTGCTGCATCTCCAAATAACTGAGCATACAAAGTATTTCTTACATTACGCTTCTCAATCTCAATATTTTCCCCTCCAAGTTCTCCCTCAATATCGATATTTTTTCTATTCTTAGCGCCAATATTTAAGGTTTCTCTTTGGATAGCATTAAAACTAGGCGATGAAAAAGCGGTGCCAGTAGTCGTCATATGCGCTGTTTGCGCATCAATGACCTTTTCCATAACGGCATAGTTGTTCAAAGTTTTCTGTTGGGTTTGCAATTCTAACTGTTTGCCTTGCAGATCAAGTGCTTTTTCGTGCTCTTGTGCAGCATTATATTCAAATACCGCCTTTCCTGTCTCAGCAGCGACCGCAACGCCTGCTAAAACTAATGCCGCTGTCTCAATTCCCATAGCCATATCTCCCTATATGACGGCTGAATCTATTTGATAACCAATGCTGGTTATTTGCAAATCAAACGGCGATGATTGTGTAATCTCAATAATGGGTACTCCATTATTATCAAACCGATTCCATCCTGAAAACGGTGCAACGATAGCCGTATCTGTCTGCGGCACAAGGGGCAATCCCGCCTGTATATCCGCAAAATTCTGATATGGTACTAGATTACCATTGATATTAAAGTTGATCGACTGGTAATAATCTATGTAGATACGGGTTACTTGCTTCTTAAATGCGGACGCATTGGCCTCAGCGAAGGGGTACATAGGAATCATATCTACATTATAAAGAAGCCCTACAGTGACGCCCACGGCTGTTCCCGGCGGATTGAGCACCGTAATGGTGCCCCCGATAACTAAATATTGACCAAAATCTTGGTTTTGATAGACAACTTGAACTGTATAACCATCAAACATATCTAAGCCAGTAATCACGCCAGAGCTGCTCATAGTGGCCATAGTAGTTGCATCAATACGAGTCGTATCGTCAAATTGTTCAATAGTGTACTGCTGAGTCAGCGTGTAATACTTTAATATGTAAATTTGATTATCAATCGTGACAATATCAATCAACTGTACATTAGGTTGAAATACCGCAGGTGTCAACGCTGCCAATTTCACTTCATTAGCAAACTGAAAGGTGGTAAGCGTGTTATCGCTAGGGTTCAAGTAATAGATGAAGTTGTCCTGTGAGGTATCAGACCCTCGCAATAAGGCTCTATTTTCAGGTTGCTTTACTAAATGGCTTGATGCCGCTGAGATATTACTTGAAGTATAAGTTAAACCTATACCGTTGTAATGATAGTTAATCAACGCTTTGCCGGTTTTATTCACATAATATGAGTCATTGATATAAGTAAGCGGTTTTAATGTAGGTGATGATCCATACGCAGATTGTTGGCGTATTGAAAAGGTTGCTGGGGTCAAAGCGGCATTTTGATCCTGCGGGCACGCAAACTCATTATTTTGCGTATAAACCTCTAATTGCTTTCCACCATTCATCCAAAGAATGCCGCCGGTATTGGTTTGCCCAATCGTATAAACAATAGCGTCGGTATCTTTTCCTGTACCCACATCAAAATTGAGAGGGGAATTAATACGCGATCCAAAGATCGTATTATTCAAGGTCTGCGTGTTAGCCAGCCACAATCTATTCTGAAAGAACAGCACCTTACCTGGCCATCCTAAAGCATTGCTCCACGCGGGCTGGCGAATAGAATATTGCGATCCCTGGGTAGAATAGGTCGAGGTATTGAATGCAATTTGTACTGTAGCTGTAAATGTCGTTGTAGAACCAGAATTAGAAACGCCCGTAATAATAGCATATCCCACTGGGTCAATATCCGTTGCTCCGCCACCTACAATCTCACCGCCAATCCAATCCGTAGTAAAACCTGTAGCGCCCGATCCAGCGGTAATTGCAAAAGTTAAAGTACTTCCACTTACACTCAAATTAACCGTATAAGCATTGTAATTAAAATTATTAAAGTCATACGATGGCAATGGATAAATATTTAATACCTGATAGGCAAAGGTAGGAAATGCCATGCCATTATACGCGCTAATATAAATACGCGCTGGCGGATAGTTTGGGTTGGTAATGATCAACGCATCATTATCCTGCGTGTAATCAATATTGTCTAAATCATCTGTAGCATAAGGAGTTGGAATTGCTTGCACAAAAACAATTGCATCTTGGTTAGCCACTACATTATTACCATTCCCCAGCACCACATAGTTACCACGCGAGGTAACAACAAAATCTTCTTCGGTAGGAGCCGCAAAAACATAGAAGTAATTATTAGCGGATAACAAGACATAATGGTTATTAAAACGGTCAACAAACTCATACATATGAGAATTGGCTTGGGCGTAACCAGTCGCATTATAAAGTATAGATGTACCTTTGCGCTTTTTAAATAATCCGGTCGTTCCAACTTCACAATTCTTGAGTGATTGAGCGGCAGTTAAATATTCTGGTACGTCAGTTCGCTTCCAGGTAACAACATCCACCTCTCCAAAGGTGAAAACAACTTGCCTTACCATTTTTGTTGACATTTGTCTTATCATCCTTGATAAAGCACACTTAAACAAATGTGATTCTGTCAAAATCATTATAAGGCGTAGACATCACTGATCGTTCCATGTCATTTTCTAGTATAGCCTTGGTTCGTATTTTCATATACTCCCCTTCTAGATAAGCCGTTAACTGAATATTATTAGTTAAGGTCGGAGAGCATTTAGCTGCGGCATAGAGCACCAACATGCGGGCTACCAACGGAATCCAAAATTCAAAAGGAACATCATTAGCGATATAGTAATATTGAATAGGCAATGTGTTGGCCAACATCAAGCCATCTAAAATTTCATAACTAGGCCATTGCGCACCCGTACTTGCCCACTTGAAAAACTTTCCAAAGTTACCAGGCAATTGATAGCTATAAACAAAATCCGGTGAGAAATTGATTGTTTCAGGCGAATAGTTAGCAACATAGATAACAGCAAAGTTCCAGTTGTAATCCAACAAAACCTCGGGTGCCAACTCGATCAATTTATTCTGGACGACTTGAGCGTCAGGGCTATCAGTCACCGCCTCAACAGGAAGTCTCCCTAATTCAGAAAGTGTACGATTCGTCAGGTCTAGTAATGATGGCATTACTACCTCCTTATAAAAAGAGGGAGGGGTATTGCTACCCCTCCAACCTACTAAAGAACAACGTACGCAATGATGACAGTACCGTTTAAAGCAGCAGCAGCAATACCATTGTTGAAAATAGTGAAGGTAATGGTACCGGCTGTACATACTGCGCTCACAGATACGCCAAGCGTGGTGTTCGTACCACCCACTACAGAGCACACGCAAACTGAATTGGCGTTAACCAATGAGTTTGTCAGTACTTGAGCGGTAGCAGAAGAGCCACTGGCTGTCGTCAATGAAGCGGTTGTCAAAATACCAGCTTGCGTATTAAGGGTTGCGGCATTCGTTGAGAATGTAGCAGTTCCCTTAGTTAGATACGCTGCGCCAGTCATTTGACCGCCAGCTAATGGCAAGTAGGCACTTGGCTGTTCAGCACCAGGAGTTGCAGTGTAATTTAAAACAGAGGCGCCAGGGTCAGCACTAGACAGAATAGTCAGCGTACCTGCACTTGGAGTTACCTTGTAAATCGACGAGGTATTCCCCTCAGATGCCCAACCTGCTACGACAACGCTAGAAGCTGTAATATTAGCGTCACTAATGGTAGTCGTGGCACTCCCACCAGCATTGCTATACGAAGCGGCATACATACCAAGCGTCGTTAATGCGCTTGATGGGGTTACCGATAAGTAAGAAATGACGGAGGCACCAGGCGCGGTGTTAAATACTAATGTCAATGTTCCAGCCGCTGCGATTGCAGTAAGGACGTAAGATGCGTTTGTTTGGCTAACGCAGTTTACAGTCACAATACTGCTTGCTGTAATCAATGGATTAGAAATAACAACCGTAGCGCTTGCACCCGTCACCGATGCTTGAGCGGCGACAACGCCAGCGCTTTGCAACGCTACCGAAGGTAAAACAGAAATATATTCTAGCGTATAGGCTGCTGGAATCGCAGAAGCCTTAATCGCTAAAGTACCATTTCCAGGGGTCACAGTTTCAATTCTTGCAGAGGTGGCGCTTGCTTGGAAACGAGCAATAACCACGCTGTTAGGATTGATTGAGGCATCGTTAATGGTAAACGTTGCAGATGCGCTATTGCCAGTCACAACATTAGATTCAACTCCATAAGCATTGATGCTTGGAACAACAGATGATCTGGGAACTAAATTCCAATTACCCAGAGTTGGATCATATTGAACTACAAAGCTAGCAAACAAAGATGCTTCACCCACATTTAATGGAAAGGTGCTAGTATCCGCATAGTTGATATCAAAAACGTCATTGGCTTTAATCTTCTTAGCAATGTCGTTTAGATAACCAGCGGCAATCATTGTTGCATAGCTGTCCGTGGTCGAACCCACAAACCTAGACGGGGCAGACCCCACTAAGGTTTCAGTGACTAAACTTAAAGATTCAAAATTAGACATGGTATTAATCCTCCGTGATTAGTTCGCGACATATGGGTTGTTAACATTAATAAGCGCAACACCATTACCTTGAATCACTTGTGAGCCAGAGGTCATGACAGTCAGTAATTCCCAACGGTCATTTTGTGGCACCCAAGTAATGGAGGTTTGTACGTCACGGTTAAATATTTGTACCATCGCTTCTTTATTCACTAACGGGGTCAAATACGTATTGGTACCCATCGAAGTGGTAAATGGAATGGTATTGATACCATTGCTACCTAATGTGCGAATATCTACGCCCAAGTAGGAAACTAATTGGTTATCAACTAAAGGACGACGGTCGTTATAAAACATATTTACAACGCGATCGTCATTTAACATAGATTGCTTGGTGATGGCTGGCAACCACAGAGAACAAGCGTGGTTCATTACATCCACACCTTGATCTTCGAGGTAGCTTAAAGCCGCAGCCAACTTCCCTTCGTTCATACCTGAGTTAACGCCGACTGTAGAGGCCACCGTAAACAACTGGCTAAAGCCAGAATAGGTAAACAAAGAGTTAATTTTGATGTAGTCACACATACGGCCAGCAGCCTTTGCGTGTAACTTTGCATGGTCTACGATCTTGTCGTAAGCAAACAAAGTCTTTTCCCCACCACCGATCACGGTTTTTAGAGCATAGTTGTAAGGGATTACCATGACGTTGGTTGGGTTAACTGGTGTCACCGGGATGTCAACAGGCGCATAAGTCTGTTGTTGCATTTCGATGATGTCGGAAACAGGAACGTTAGTGGCATCGCCAGTGGTTCCATGTCTTTCCTCAATGGTGTTCATTAAGAACTGATGGTTTTGGAATTTGATTGTGACTTCGGTGTCAAATAATTGACTCGCCGTTGCCAAGTCGATTTGGTCTGTCATCCTGACATACTCCAATAGTAATCAATAAATTTAGATACACGGCTAATGCCCGTATCTAGGTCATTGAGTAACTATCAGGTTATGCCTAAGACGGCGGCTGATATTAATCTTGATCTTAAAAAGAAGGTTATCGCGTTCGCGGGCTTCCCTTTGAGATGATTACATTCTTATCTAATATTTAATTTT